TGATGGAGAAGCCGAGAGCGATGGTCTCGTGGTTGTAACGAGCAGTCCACGCTTCCTGTGCGTTGTCATACGCAATCGCAGCACCTTCGGCCTTCACCGGAGCGGCGCTGAAACCAGAAAGTTTGGTCTCCTCTTCAAAGGAACGCTCGGAGGTCTCAGTCTCGTAGATCTCCTTGTGCTCCTCACCATAGGTCTTGTACTCAAGGCCGAACAGGGCGTTCAAACCCGGAAGGAGTTCCTTGAGCAGTTGTGCACGTGAAATAGCCATGTCTTAGAACTCCCCTATCAAGTGCCGAGTGGGTTGTTGTAAGCGTGACCACCAACGATCAGCGAAACGCTCGTCAGATACGGAGCGTTAAACTTCACGATTACCTCGGGGTAATAGGTGGTACCACTCGATACAAACGCCGTGTCTTCGACGACATCGACGATACGAATCGGCAGCGAACGGGTGGTGGCAACCGAGCCAACCTCCAGACCCTGCTGAGAATCGTTCGTAGTCGTGTTCAACGTGTTGGCAACCAACGCAACGTTAGTACCAATATCGCTGTACACGAAGCCGCTCGTGGTCGAAACCACCAGCGAAGCCGTCACGCCAACAGCCTTGAACAGGGTGTTCGGATCATCCGCCACGTACGCATAAATGTACGTGCCAGACTTCACCGCCGTACCCGAAATCCAAGACTGCGAGTAGGTCGGCTGACCCGTCACAGAGGACACGTAGTTACAGCCCAAGAACACGCCAGCAAAACCGCTAGTCGGCGGCGTTGATGTGGCGGTCGTCACCTTCACGGTGCCGTCAGTGTCAAACTCCAGTGGGTCGCCGTAACCGATGCTTGACGCACCGGAAGCGATACGACGCTGGCGAGTGGCACCGGCAAACACCTGTCCACCGATCAGATTGATCGGCTTCAAGCCATACGGCTTGTCAACAGTAGGATATGCCATTGATCACTCCAAATATAAAAAGTTATTTGCCCTTACCAAACGAGACCGTAGTTTTCCTCTCGGTAAAGAGGGGCATACGCTCATCGTTCAGCCTCATAAAGTTGTTGTCTACAGATTGCACCTGAGCCTTGGCCTGCTCTGCGTAATACGCATCGCGTTGATCCATTAACTCTTTCGGTGCCTTGCAGAGCAACAACCCGCCGATTTCGATATTTCCCTTAAACCGGGAATTCGGGTCGGCTTGCATCATCAGTTTGGGCTGGTCTTCGGCCTTTACGGGCTCCCAACCTTCCCGAAATTTAGCGGAAGTATTCGATGGGTCAGCAACACCCATAATACTGGTCCGAATCCAGCGGAAAACCCAACCATTTTGCGGCTCCGGTTCAGGGAGCGTCTGAGGGGGTTTCCACGCCATTTTGCGTTGCGTTGATTCTCGATTTTCGAGTTCACGTGCGAGTCTGTTCTCAGCCATTTTAGTTAGCCTCCAGTTTCATAAGTTCTTTTGCGTACTGTTCATTGCTCAGCCCCAATTTCTTGGCGATAGCAACTTGAGTCGGTGTCAGGCGGACCTGACGAGGCGCGGTTCCCCGCGTTACCGGAGCCACTACATTTGCTGGCTTTGTGCGAACAGGTTTTTCAACCTGCCTCGTTTGAGGCTTATCGTCGTCCTCTTCAGCATCCTCAAATGCCTCTGGATAACGCTTCCTCATGGTTTCATCAACTCTACGATAATACTCGTCTGAATTCGGATCAACTCCGCTTCGGACCAGTTTTTCATGCAGGCCAAGGGCAAGGGCGGTCATTTCCTCGTCCTCACCAAACCAAGTATTTTTCTCTTGCCAAGATTTCGCTTTAGGGTCTACCTTTGGCTGAGAAAACTCTTGGGGCACCTGAGCCTGTTGTGCCTGTTCTACTCTACCTTCGTTCTGTTGTAAAGAAGGTTTTACACGAGAGATAGTCTGGATTTTAAGTTTAGCGTCTGTAAGAAGTTCTTGGGCTTCAGCAATCTTTTCCGAATCCCCGGCTTCATAAGCCTGCTTTAAGCGTTCTTTAGCCGAACTAAGGTCAAAATTGGCATACTTCTGGGCTTCCTTAATAAACGCCTGCTCATTCTGACCTAAGCGTTCCCGAAGTTGTTTTGCCTCCTGATCCCGCATTTGGGCGAAACGCAAGGCTTCCTCACGTTCACGTAAAGCCCGTTCTTTTTCCCGGCGCTCGTCGTGCCAAACACGTTTCATCTGGGAGAGGCGCTTTTTTACCTTCTCCGAATACTCATCCAAATCCTCGTTTTCAAGTTCCTCTACTGTACGTTTAGACAGTGGTTTACGGCCCCGATCTTCTTCAGGGGTGTCGTCTTCAATCTTGACCTCAAATTCAGGTTCAGGAGCCGCTTTAACTTCAGCCTCCTGTTCGTCAGGAAATTTAAACTCTTCTCGCTCAATAGCCATGGTTTACTCCTATGCGCGACGGATTCCACGGGGGTCTTGAACCACCGCTTCTACCGTGTCGTCGTTGATGATGCGGAACTCCCTACCGTGGATGACCACGCGGGTGCCCGAGTACGGACGGGTTAGAACAAAGTCGCCTTCCTTGCACCATGGGCCGGTGGGGAAACGTTCCTTGTCTGCATAGCAGAGGTCACCCATCTTGATGACGAAGAGAACGACCGTAGTCTGCTCCTCGGCACGAATGGTGTTGTCAGCCTTGATAATGCCGCCCTCAAACTCTTCCTCTACATGCGGGACTGCACAAAGCAGCCGATAGCCTTTCGGCTCTGGCAGGAGTTTGGCCTTAGCGGCCTCTTCCTGAGTTTTCTCTACGTTGATACTGCTCACTCTTCCTCCATCCTTTTTGCAAGGTCTTTAATGTGGATTACTGCGAGATCAAGACCTTGTAATACCCCGCAGAGTCTTTTGTACTCACCTTCATCAAGTTTGCCCTGAATCAGATTTTCCACGATCGATGTGCGCTCCTCCTTGAGTTTAGTTTCAAGGTACTCCAGAGCGTTTGAATAACCCATTACTCACTCCTTTTTGGCGGCGCCATCCGACGCTGTTGTGCCTGATCTTTAGCCTTGGCGATATCAACGCCAAGTCGGACTCCTTCAGTCTCCATCCGATTCGATTCTTGCGCCTTGTGCTTCTCAATATCCGCACCAAGCCGTGCTGCATCAAGTTGCTGACGACCAGAGATCTCCGCTTCGCGCAACCGAAGTTCATCTTCCTTAGCAGCAGCGTCCATAAGAATCTGCTGTTCTTTAAGTTGAAGTTCTTTCTGCTTAGCCTGCATCTCCATCTGCACCTGCATCTGCTTGGTCTGGGCCTGCATCTGCTTGATCTGGAGGTCCATCTGCTGCAACTGCATGAGCGGATCTTGTGCCTGCTGCGCCATCTGCTGAGCCTGTGCTTCAGCCTGATCCTTCTGAAGAAGTCGTGCAGCGGCAAGGGCGCTAACCTGAGCGATTTGAACCTCAAGTTCAGGCTGCAAATCGTACTGCTCGTTGTCGTCTTGGGGCAGCGGAGGAAGCGCCACACCAAGTTGTTTCTCAATATCCCGACGATATTGATAGGCTATGTGCTCCATAATATGCGCCTGAAGCGATGCAGTAATCTGCTGCGCCATCGGATTCTGCCCAATGACAGCCGCCATTTTGGGGTCTTGCCCAAGCGCCATGTGAACCTGAATATGGGCCTCGTGGTCTTGGTAAATAAACGCCTTGAGCGGCTTGCCCATCATTGCGTCCATGTTTTCAGTTACAGGATCGCGGGGCTTTTGATCATCCGGCATCGGGACAATCTTGTCGGCGTTACGAACGCCTAGAACCTCAATCATCTGCCGGTGCAAATACGGCAGGTTGTATAACTGCGGCGCTCCTTGAGCCAACTGCATAACGGCTTGGTACTGCACGACCTTCTGCGACATCGTTGCCGCGTTCGGGTCTGAGACCGGGATAACATCCACATCGTCGTAGTCAGACTTCTTAGCCTTACGGCTACCGACTTCCGGTTCGTACGAATACTCATCCGGGGTGTTGTCACGGATAATGGCAGCGAGAAGTTTGAACTCCTGCTTCATCGCGTAATACACGCGAGCCTGCACCGCCGACATTACCTTCAAAACGCGCTCTAGGATGGCTAGGGTAGTACCTACCGGCGCTTGGTTCGACATATCGGAGATCTTGAGATCCGACACCGCAGCGAAACGGCGTCCTTCCTCGATGATCTTATCGAGCAGCATCGAAAGAGTTTGCGACGGCTCCTTGTACGGCAAGGGCAGGATGTTGTCCCGCACTGCACCAGAGGGAATATCTACGTCTCGCCATTCGCCGGGAGCGATGGGGGTGTCATCTCCCTTGATACGCAGACCGCGTGATTTGAGACCACCCGGAAGATTGCTAAGAGTTCCTGCATCGACAAGTTGGCGAAGGAGGGAGGTTGCTGCTTTAGAGTGGCCGCCGATAAGGTGGATAAGTCCGAAATAATAGAAGCCAAAGCCGGGGATATATCCGTAATGGACAAAGTGCTGCCGCTTGGATTTAAGTTTGTCATCTTCTCGCCAGTTGCGGCGTATCGCCAGAATTGTCCCCGTCCCCTTCTCAATCGTCACCACGTAGGGTAGTGCGATGCCTGTCTCATTGTTGTCCTTATCGACATCGGGATACCCCGGTAGGTCGATGTTCACGTGCATCTCAAGCAACTGGAACCGATCATCCATGCTGGCTGAGAAGCCTTGATCCTCTGCCTTCTGCTTCTCTACCTCGTCCATCGTGCGAATCGGATCGCCAAGGTCAACATCGCGGTAGAAGCCTGCGTACTGCAGTCTGATCAGTTCGTTCTTGGTCTTACGCATCCGGTGCGTAACACGGTCTGCGGTCTCAAGATTCGCCGCGCCATACGGAACTACAATATCTTCCGCCGGGATATACACAGCGGTCTGACGATTCAGAGAAGGATCGAAGTACACCTTCTTAAAGGCATTGCCTGCCAAGGCCATGCTGAGCAGCATCCGCTCATGCTCGGGGCGGTACTCCTTCATCACCTCGGTCAACTGATAGTTCATGTCATCGGCAACGCGAATGGCCGAATCTTTCTTATCCGAGGTTTCCTTGCCTACAATCTTAGTCTTGACCGGCCCCATCGCGGGGAAAGTCTCCATGATCGTCTCGGACTGGAACTTAACCGCCGACTCCATCAAGAGAGGGTGGAACACACCGCAGGCACCCGGCCACGGTTCGGTTCGCTCTTCGTAGCGAATGCCCAAAATCTTCAAGCCTTTGACGTACGTATCCAGCCAGTCTTTACGGCTAGAAAGGTCTTGTTCATACTGTCCGATTAAATCCCCGGCCAAACTCTGCAACTCGCCCTCGCTCATAAACTCCGCGAGGTTAGAGTCAAAGTCCTCAGCGCGAGGCTCATCCTTCATCAATTCTATAACGGCCCCGTCTACGCCAATCGATACGCTCTCGGGGTCTTCGATCATAATCTCAATCGGGGCTTCATCAGCAGCGAGGGCTTCAAGACCCATCGGAGCCTGCATTAAACTTTTATCGACGGCCATTTAAATTCTCCTAGTAATACGACTCGCGCCTATGGCTCTTAAACCACTTAGTCGGTGCAGGCTCATCGGTTGGCAGTTGAATAAACCCACCTTGCCGAAAGCGCATCAGCGCCAAAGTAGTTGAGTCCACTAAGTCATCATGGGTGCCAGAGGGAAAGTCATTACACTCCTCCGCAACCTCCCACGCCCAACGTCGGTCAGGCAACCACACAATACCTGAAGAAAACAGGTCCGTCACCGCGTTAACCCGGCTGATCTTGTCCTGTCCCTTGCCCGGCGTGAACTCGCTGACCGGAACTCCCATACGCCTCATTTCCTGATAAAGCGCAGCCCCGTTAGATTTCTTCTCCACAATGAACGTATCAGGGCGCCACTCTTTGTATTCGTTAAGCACCAACTCTTTTAACTCTGGAAACTCCAGTCGCTGTTTGATGCTATTTAAAAGGATTATGTTGTGGTTTTTAGTCTCTTCATTAAAGAAAATGCCCCATGTAGTCAGGGCATTATAGTCTGACCGATTGGTTTTCTCTTGCGCGGCGTCGAGCGCCATTATCATAAACTCACAACTTGGCGGGTCTTCCTTCTCCCATACCTGCCACCATTCCCGTTTAATTAATGCGCCTTCTTCACTTGTCGGCTGCTGCATGTACTGGGCTTGCCAGTACCTCGGATCCATACCGGCTTTTTTAGCCAGCAGTTCGTCAATGCCCCAGAAGTCAGGCCAGAGCGGTTTGTCATTCAAAATGGCAGGGAATTCCACTACTTCCCACTCATCGGCGTCGTCGTTCTTAGTCATGTGGTCAATGATCTTGCCCGTCAGATCCATCTTGCTCCAACGGGTCATCACCACAATAATCGCGCCGCCCGGCATCAGTCGTTGGATCGGACCTGACTGGAACCACTCCCATGCTGGTTCAAAAACATCAGCGCGGCCCTGTTTAGCCTCCTGCTCAGAATGTGGATCATCAATAATAAAGAGGTCGGCACCGCGACCAGCAAGAGCACCGCCCACACCAATAGCGAAATACTCGCCGTTAAAATTTGTACCCCAACGAGAAGCACTTTTACTATCAGCCTGAAGTTCCACGCTAGGAAAAATGTCACGATAGGACTCCGAACCGACCAAGTTACGCACCCGACGACCGAAATTCACCGCCAAATCAGCGGTGTGTGAGGCCATAATGACCTTTTTGTGCGGAAATTTGCCTAAAAACCACGCCGGAGCGAGGTAACTGATCATCTCTGACTTGCCATGGCGGGGGGCGATGTTGACAATCACCCGTTTCTTCTTCCCTTCTGCAATCTCCTCAAAAATCTTGGCAAGACGACGGTGGTGCGGCCCCACTTTGTAGCCCGGATACACGTGATTGATGAAATCTAGGAAAGAATCCTTGCCCAGTTTTTGAGTTATTTGGCTTTGGTAGGTCTTTAGGAGTTCGGCAACGCGCCGTTTCTCCTTTTCGGGCATCTTAGGCAGGGATGCCTTGAGTTTTTGCAGGTTTTCAGGGGAAAGTTGCATCATTTTAGTCGGCTACAAGCGACTTTAGACCAGATTCTTCTGGTCCCCATGCCCCAATTGGGCACTTTTGGTTTGCTAAACGAGTCTTACCCTGTATAACGCAGCCGCATTTCTTGCAGATGCCGAATTTATTGTGTTCGCAGAGGCCACAAGAGGCGAGCCGGTCTTCTACCGTACCTGCTCTAGCCAACTTCACGAGGCGGTCCCTCTTCTAATACGCGGTATTCAATGCCTTCCAGCACCGACAAGAGTTCTTTTTCAACTTCTTCAATCGGCTTAACGATATGCGTAGTTTCACTGCGCTTTTTAAAGGCATCTACGCCATCTACTTCGCCCAACTTTGACAGGGCTTGGATGCGGGTTTTGCTGCTATCGGCGTGTTCTACCTCATAAACTAACTTATTAACGACGTACAACTTCAACTCAGACAAGTCATCTACTAACGCGCAGTTGCTCTGCGCCACAAGACCTGCGAGGTACGCCATGGTCTCGTTCGGATACTTGCTGTAATCAAGCCGGGTTTTGGGATTGGCAAGGTGGGCAGTGGCAATTTCTTTAGCCACGCTGATGTCATTCTCGTCTGGGCAGAGTGGGGTGCCGGTTAGGTCGGATATAAGTTTGATAGTTCTTGCCCGCATCTCAATTTCAGCCTCGGGAGTGAGGTCTGGCAGGGCATCAGCCGCGTTAGCAGGCAGAGGGATGTTTTCGTCAATCTCAGGTATGAGGATATCTTGCATGGGCTTTACTGGGGCCAAGTTCCCTAGTCAACACAATATATACGAAGTAAAACAGCATGGTACCAAAAAGACAACCGGGGGGGTGTTATAAACGAGGGGGTGGGGGTCTAGTCAGCCAGATTTTGGAAAAGTGCGTGGTGTTTGTGTGAGTTCAAGTGTAGGTAGGACTGATAGGAGTCCCAACGCTGCAG